ATTATTGTATAGGTGATAAATACTATTGTAGGTAGCGGGAAGTTACTTATATTAAGACCAACTTAAAACAACAGGAGAAATACATCATGGCAACATCATTAGCAGAAATCAGAGCAAAGTTACAAGCGCAAGACACACGTAGTTCAGGTAAATCATCAACAGGCGGCGGCGACAACGCAATCTACGCACACTGGAATATCGACGAAGGTGCAACAGCACGTATCCGTTTCTTACCAGATGCAGATCCAAAAAACACATTCTTCTGGGTTGAACGTAATATGATCAACTTAGAGTTCGCTGGCATAAAAGGCCAAACAGACAGTAAAAAAACAACAGTACAAGTACCGTGTGTTGAGATGTGGGGCGAGTCGTGTCCAATCCTAGCAGAAGTGCGTACCTGGTTTAAAGATCCAAGTTTAGAAGACATGGGTCGTAAATACTGGAAAAAGAAATCATATCTATTCCAAGGGTTTGTACGTGAAAACCCATTGAAAGATGATAAGACACCAGAAAATCCAATTCGTCGTTTCATCATTAGTCCACAAATTTTTAACTTGGTTAAATCAGCATTAATGGATCCAGAGTTAGAAAACTTGCCAACTGACTATGCAGGTGGTTTAGACTTTACTGCAACTAAAACAAGTAAAGGTGGCTATGCTGACTACTCAACTAGTAAATGGTCACGTAAAGAAAGTGCTTTAACACAAGATGAAGCTGAAGCAATTGAGAAGTTTGGTTTGTATAACCTTGCAGACTTCTTGCCTAAACGTCCAAACGAAGCAGAGCTTAAAATCATGAAAGAAATGTTCGAAGCATCAGTTGACGGACAACCATATGATGAAGAACGTTGGGGTGCGTACTTTAAACCACGCGGTTCATACACATCAAATGCTCCGGCAACTACTACATCAAACGATGTAGCTGCCCAACCAGCAGACCGTGCTGTAGTTTCTGAGCATGTTGAAAGCGCACCTGCTCCTGTAGCAGTTGACGTTCCGTTTGAAGCAGATGAAGTAGCGGTTAGTGCTCCAACAGCACCAATAGCTACTCCAGCGGCCGGCGGCCAACGTGCTGAAGACATCCTTGCAATGATTCGCAATCGTCAAAAGACATCTTAAGTAGATAATGCGTACGGGGGCGCAATGCCCCCTATTTCAATTAAAAGGACATTCTCATGGCAAAACCATTCGACATTAGTAAATTCAGAAAGTCAATCACTAAGTCAATCGACGGCTTAGGCATCGGCTTTAACGATCCGACAGATTGGATCTCAACAGGCAACTACACATTGAACTATCTATTAAGTGGAGACTTTAACAAAGGTATTCCAATGGGTAAGGTAACAGTATTTGCTGGTGAATCAGGCGCAGGTAAATCATTTATCTGTAGTGGTAATATTGTGCGCCACGCACAAGAGCAAGGCATTTACGTTATCTTAATTGATACAGAAAATGCGTTAGACGAAGCATGGTTACACGCATTAGGTGTAGACACAGACGAAAGCAAGTTACTTAAACTTAACATGGCTATGATTGATGACGTGGCTAAAGTTATCAGTGACTTTGTTAAGGAGTATCGTACTCTACCAGAAGAAGACCGTCCTAAAGTATTGTTTGTTTTAGACTCACTAGGTATGATGCTAACACCAACAGACGTTAATCAGTTTGAAGCAGGTGAAATGAAAGGTGATATGGGTCGTAAACCCAAAGCACTTACAGCACTTGTACGTAACTGTGTAAACATGTTTGGTACATTAAACTTAGGATTAGTTGCTACTAACCACACATACGCTAGTCAAGATATGTTTGACCCAGATGATAAAATTTCAGGTGGTCAGGGCTTTATCTACGCTTCAAGTATTGTTGTAGCTATGCGTAAACTTAAACTTAAAACAGACGCTGACGGTAACAAGACTACGACTGTCAACGGTATACGTGCCGCTTGTAAGATTATGAAAACTCGTTATGCTAAACCGTTTGAGTCAGTGCAAGTAGAGATCCCATATGAAACTGGTATGAGTCCTTACTCAGGTATGGTAGATATGTTAGAAGCTAAGAACTTGCTTAAGAAAGAAGGCAATAGTTTAGTCTATACTTTAGCAGACGGTGTTATTATTAAGAAGTTCCGTAAGGCTTGGGAACGCAATGAAGATGAATGTCTAGATAAAGTTATGAAAGAAATTTCATCTAATCTTCATTTGCTAAGTACAGAAGTTACTAAAGTTACAGACGATGATGTATCTGAAAACGAAGTACTCGAACAAGGAACTGAATAATGAGCATTGATGTAGAAATTTTAAGTGAAATGTGGCTAACGACTAAAGAATATATCTCACAAAAAGATCGCCAAGCAGTAGCAGATCATGTAGTTAATGTTGTAGCAGACCACAGCATTACAGAAGCTGATTTGAAGAAGTTTGGTGGTACAGATGCTTACCTACGTCGCGCAGTAGAGGAATACTTAGGCGAAGAAGCTGAACCCGAAGATGACTACGATGACGAGTGAGTATGTGGTATAATAAAGTAGTACAAAATATTGGCACTTTACCTGACTTCATCGATTACTACACTACTGAACTAGATGTAGCTAAACGTGAAGTCAAGGTAAATGGTAATATTGAAAAGGGGCTGGCTACTTTACCCGGAGTTACAGAGCAACGTTTCAATCAGTTACAGGAGATTGAAGCGGTGCTGAACTTTCTCAACATCAAACTTCGAAAAATCCGGCAAGACCACTACAAAAAGTATCTCGAAGCCTACGCACGTGCGTTGACTAGTCGCGATGCTGAAAAGTATGTCGATGGCGAAAGCGAAGTTATTGATATGGAAACTATTATTAACGAAGTAGCACTCTTACGTAATAAATGGTTAGGTATTATGAAAGGCTTAGAAGCAAAATCATACATGATTGGGCATATTGTTAGACTGCGTACAGCAGGAATGGAAGATGCAACAGTTAACTAATCCAGTTGATGAACTATTAGAGCAATGGGAGGAAGTTAAATATCTTTCATCTCACATTACTTCGGCTGATGACATTGACATATTAGATTATATGCAACGCAAAAGTCAACTCATGCATTATTCGCAAGAACTCCGCTACGCAAGATTAAGTAATGATGCTATAGGCGAAGCAGAATACACAGCAAAATTTATCGAAGCATACACTACTTTTAGCAAAGACTTTATTTTCAGGATATTAAAAAATGGCTAGACATGCACTTAAGGTATTAAATCAACTCAGGGAGTACGATAGCTTTCTTGATAGTCTGCATACAATTGTAGACATGGGCTGTGGCTCTGGTGAAGATATCACTTGGTGGGCAACATTAGAATCACGTGATGATCCACCTGTTCCATACAACTACAATTGTTTTGCGGTTGACCGCGATGAAAATAAATTATCACAGGTTCCAAACCTCGTTAACGTACATAAAATTAAAAAAGATTTTAATGCACGGTGTATACCTGTAGAGGCTGACTTGATTTGGGCACACGATAGTTTACAATATAGTACCAATCCTATCGAAACATTAAAAGTTTGGAATGAACAGATGAACGTTGATGCTATGTTGATTTTAAGCATACCGCAACATTCGGGTGTTGCTGATAACAAGTATTACAGTCGTACGCATAGTGGATGTTTTTATAACTTTACTCCGACTAGTTTAATCTACATGCTGGCAGTGAATGGATTTGACTGCAAAGATGCTTATCTACTTAAAGAATTTAACGATCCGTGGATACACATAGCAGTATACAAATCAGCCATTGCACCAATGGATGCAACTACAACATCATGGTTTGATTTGATTGATGCAGGACTGTTGAACTCAACTGTGGTTAATTCTATTAACTCGTACGGTTACCTGCGTCAAGAAGATATATTGTACCCGTGGTTAGACAAAGAAAATTACTTTATTGATTATGTAAGTCAGTGGACAGAAATACCAGAAGAAGCTACTCGAACTTTTGATGGTGTGATTAATATTTCTACGCCATCAGATAACCAAACTGTTAAACAAGCAAAAATAGTTAAAAAAGAAACTAAAATAGCCAAACCAATCGGCATCATGCGTCCACCTAAGAAAAAATATGATTAATCGTGTTGTATTAGTAACAGGCGGATTTGACCCTAAGTTAGATAAATAAACATATAAGGAAATTATATGTTTATCGAAAACAAATATACATTATTGTATTATAAAATTATTAAAAATAGAAAATTAAACCCATTAACTGGGTATATAGAAAAACATCATATTATTCCTAAGAGCATGGGCGGATCAAACAAAAACGAAAATTTAGTTAAACTATCTGCCAGGGAACATTTTATTTGCCATAGGTTATTGGTTAAAATGACAGAAGGACACAACAAAGTAAAAATGTCTTATGCTATAAGAACTATGATGAACAGAGAAAATCAATACCAACAGAGATATAAAATATCATCTAAAATTTATGAATCTATAATAGAAGAAACA